GCGTGAGCGTGCTCAAACGCGAAGGCCTTCCCACCGACAGCATCGAAGCCGCCCTGGCATGGCGGGCTCAACGCGATGAGCAGCGCAAGGCGAAGGCGCCGAAGGCCGCGCCGGCGCAGCTCGACGACGGAACGCTCTCCGACACGATCGCGGAACACCGGGCGCTCGTCGGTCGGGCACGCGGCGTCTGGCTTGCGTCGATGGAGGGCGGAGACCCGAACCAGGGGAAGTATCAAACCGCCTACAACCAATCGCTCAAGACCCTCGTCGCCCTCGAGGAAGAGCAGGAGCGCCGGCTCATCCTGGCTAAGGACTACATCGCCGCGAAGGAAGCGACGGAGGCCATGCGTCAGCTGATGGGCGAAGTCGTCAACCGCCTCGACAAGCTGGCCCTCGACGTGGCCGAAGGGTGCAACCCCGAGAACCCGGCGAAGGCCGTGAAGGCGCTCGAGACTTGGGTACGCAAGACGAAGGCCGACCTCTCCGCCAATGACGAAGCGTAAGCCCAAGCCCAGGCGCAAGCCGATGCCGAAGCCGTCGCGTCCGTTCAAGCGCAAGCCGAGGAAGTGGTCGGAGTTATCCGACGAGCTGTATCGTCTCCTGAAGGAGGCAGGGCTCTATGAATAAGTCCGACCTACTCCGCGTAGGCCGTGACGTGCTCAAGCCGTCCGACTCCGGCGACGTGGTCGAGTGGCTGGAGGAGAACGTGCTCGCCATCCCTGACTCGCCGATGCCCGGGCCGTTCCGCTCCGAGCGCACGCCGTGGATCGCCGAGGCGCTGCGCATCGCGGCCGACCCTGAGACGCGGATGCTCACCGTGCTCGCCAGCATCCAGTCAGGCAAGTCCCTCTTCGCCCGCCTATTCACCTGTCATATCATCGCCAACGCCCCAGGCCCTACCGCAGTATTCCAAAGCACGGATGCGGAATCTAAGGACTTCGCCCTTCGCTACATGCGGCCCGTCTGGAACAACTGCCCGCCGGTGAAGGCACGCATCTCGGTCGACGACATGGATCGCTCGACGACGACGGACTTCGACCGCATGACGCTCTACTGTCGCGGCCTGTGGAATGAGGCGAACCTTCAGCGACTGTCCCTGCGTTACACCATCGCCGACGAATGCTGGATGGCACCGCCCGGGCACCTTGCGGAACTGAGCGCGCGCGTCACCGCCTTCGGCTGGATGGGCAAACGCATCTTCATGTCCCAGGGCGGACGGGCTGGTCAGGAGTTTCATCAGCTGCACGAGTCCACCGATCAACGTGACTGGAACTTTCGGTGCCCCAAGTGTGACCACCTTCAGCCCTGGGTGTGGGAGCAAGTCCGCTTCCCGGACGAGGCAAAGCAGACCGGCACATGGGATTTGCAAAAGGTCAGCACCGGCACGACTTACGAATGCGCCGGCTGTCAGGAGCGACTGCCCGACAACAACGCCACGCGACTCGAGGCCAACCGCCGCGGCGCCTTTGTCGCGACAGCATCGTCGGCCAACTCCGGGCACATCGGCCTACATTGGAACAGCCTTGCCTCCATGAGCTGGGGCGAGCTGGCCGTGATGATGCTAAAGAGTAAGGAAGAGTACGACGTCTACGGCAGTGAACAAGGGAGGATGCAGTTCAAGATGAAGAGGCTCGCTATGCCATGGGCGGAAGAGGGCGGGGAGATCGTGAACATCGCCCAGGCCGCGAACTACAACATGACCGACGACTGGGAAGGGGAGTCAGTCATCACCCCGAAGGGCCGCGTCGTCGACCGCGATGGAGCGCCCGAAGGCTCGTTCCCGTTCCGCACGGCCGGCATCGACGTTCAGCGCGGACACTTCTTTTGCGCCATCCGCCGGTGGAGTCGCACCGGGCATAGCCGGCTCAAGGCCTTCGCAAAGATTGATACCTGGAATGACCTCGAGGCATTCGTGAAGAAACATGAGGTACATAAGGCCCTCGTAATTGTGGATGCCGGAGACCAAGCCCAAGACGTATATCGGCAGACCGCGGCCCGTGGCTGGAAGTGTGCGAAGGGCTCGGGCAATGAAGACTTTGCGGTAACGGGAAAGGACGGTAAGCCTACCCGCAGATTTTATTCAGATAAGCAGAGCATCATGGTGCCCGGCCTTCAGGCCCGCGCCGTGCTCCTGGTATGGTCGAATTTAGGGGGCAAGGATCTTATGCACGGGCTTCGGTCGTCCAGGTGCCTGACGTATGCCTTGGACGCTGGTCAGGACTACGTCGACCAGATGAACGCCGAAGTCCGCGTGAAGGACAGGCGCACGGGCAAGCCCCAATGGATCCTGCCTCAGGGGAAGAAGGACAACCATGCTTTCGACTGCGAGCTGCTCGGCCTTCTGGCGGCCGTGCGCTGGGGCATCGTCGGCAAGGAAAGCACCGAAACCGACTTGCCTTCCGCGTGAACTCGGGGACACTTCACCTAAGCGGCGGCGCCGATAGTTGCGGGAAGAAGAGCTCGTGGCGTGGATATGGGCGTCGCCGCCCCCTCCGTTGCCAATTAACGCAGGACTAGAATGAGCCAAGGCATCTTCATCGGTCTAACGGAATGCGAGTTGCTCGACCTAAAGTCGAAGGCTCTCCAGCTCATCATGGACGGCAAGACCCTGATGTCCTACTCTGACTCCGGCTCTTCGGCGACGAAACAGTTCGCCCTGCCTCCGAAGGAGATGCTTAACGAAGCGATGTTCGCCCTGAGCCGTCTAGATCCTGGCAAGTATGGTCGACGCTCGACGATGGTTTACACCCGATGGGATAACCGTTACGAATAATCTATGGCCCCCCGCAAGAAAGACCCGAAGCCCGCCAAGTCTTCCGCGAGGAAGAAGCCGACGACCGCGCCTCAGGCCGCGTCGAGTGGGGCCACGTTCAACAATCAGTACAGCGGCAACCAGTGGGGCTCGACCGTGCAGACCTACGCCCGCCGCGTCATCTACGCTCCGCAGCCGGACGACATGCGTCGCGACCTCTCGCCCTGGGATCGCAACGAGATGGTCAAGAAGTGCCGCTGGGCCGAGCGTGAGTCCGCGCTCTTCCGTCAGATCCTGAATGACGTTTGCATCTACGTCGTCGGCGACGGCATCCGTCCGCAGTCTCACGCCGCCGACCCTGAGGTCGCCCGACTGCACGAGGAGTACTTCGCGCGCGAGTCCAAGCGCATCGACGTCTCCGGCAAATCCTTTTACCAGTGCCAGGGCGTGCTGATGCGTGCGGCTTTCCGCGACGGCGATGCCTTCGTGCTAAAGGTCGTCAACGGCGACCGTGCCCAGATCCAGACCGTCGAGGCCCACCGCGTGGGCGACCCTGCCGACGGCGACACCCCGGCTGATTGCTGGGACGGCATCGGCTTCGGTAAGTATAACGAGCCGAACTGCTATTACGTCTACCAAGCCGACGGCTCATCCCGCAAGGTCGAGGCTCAGTCCGTCATGCACGTCATGGACATCGAGACGGCCTCGGGCTCTCGCGGCGTCCCGGTGCTTCAGTCTAGCCTCAATGCTATCCAGGATGTCAAGGAGCTGCTCGAAATCGAACGCAGGGCGTGTAAGGACAATGGCGACGTGAATCGCGTAATCTACAAGGGCTCAGGCTTCCTCGACGATGACGCGGCCTCCGAGATTTCCTCGAACCATAACAACGCCGAGATCATCGCAAGTCAGATGGGCGGCAAGACCATCGTGCTCGAGAGCTCAGACCGTTTTGAAAGTTTTGAGTCAAAGCGCCCGAACAGCACCTTCGTCGGATTTTTGGCGGCTCTCGAAAAAGACATCTGCTCCGTCCTTCCTTACGAGTTCGTCAAGGACGTCACCGCCGCCGGCGGAGCTGGAGTCCGCCTCGTGACGGCCAAGGCCGCCCGCGTCTTCGGCAAGTACCAGAACATGATCATCGAATCATTCTGCCAGCCGACTTGGGAGTACATCATCGCCGACGGCATCGCCCGGGGAGAAATCCCTGACGACCCCCGCTGGTGGTCTGCCTCCTGGACGACCCCGAAGTCCGTCACCGTCGACGCAGGCCGCGAAGCCGCGAACGACCGGGCCGACATCGAGATGGGCCTGATGTCCATGTCTGAGCTCTACGGCCAGCGCGGCCTCGACTTCCGCTCCGAGATGGAGAAGCGAGCCGCCGACATGGCGCATATTCAGAACCTGGCTCGCCAGTACGGCATCCCCTTCGAGCTGCTCTTCCGCCCGACGAACACCCCGCTCGGCACGGTCGCCCAAGTCGACCAGGCTGAACCGCTCCCCGGAACCAACCTTAACGAAAAGAAATGACCCGCTTCCTATCCCATGCTCTCAAGGGCCGTGAGCCGATGCTCATCGACCCGTCCAAGGCCCAAGACTTCGCGGTCATGGCCGACAAGTTCGGCTTCTCCGACATGCTCGCGCAGATCTTCGGCGTGGCCCCTGCCCCGTATATCCAGAACGGCGTGGGCGTCATCCCTATCGTCGGCCTGATCTCCAAGGGCGTCAGCCCTCTCGAGCGCATGATGGGCGTGACGGACGTCAATGAAATCTCGGCCACGCTCGACGCGATGGCTGCCGACCCTGCGGTCGAGAAGATTGCCTTCAACATCTCTTCCCCTGGCGGCACGGTCACCGGCGTCGAAGAGCTCGCCAACAAGATCCGCGACGTGGGCAAGCCGACTATGGCTTACACTGACAGCGAGATGGCCTCGGCTGCTTACTGGCTCGGCTCTCAGGCTGACCGCGTCGTCGCCTCCCCCTCGGCCACCGTCGGCAGCGTGGGCGTCTACATGGCCATCCCTGACATGTCCAAACTCTACGAGTCCCAGGGCGTGCGTATGGTCGTCATCAAGTCGTCCGGGTCTCCCCTTAAGGGCGCCGGCATCGAGGGCACGTCCCTCTCCGACGAGCAGATGGCCGACCTTCAGGCCTCGGTCGACGGAATTCATGAAGACTTCAAGGCCGCCATCCGTGCCAAGCGCAAGATGGTCGCCGACTCCGCCCTCCGCGGTCAGGTCTTCTCCGGTAAGCAAGCCGCCGCCCAGGGCCTAGTCACTGGCCTCGCCGACTCCTTCTCCAAGGCCCTCGCATCTTTCTAATCCTATGCCCCGCATCTTCACCGACATCGACGACACGATCCTGAAAGACGGCCAGCCCGTCGATCGCGTCATCGACTACATCGACGAGACCGCCGAAGAGGTGGTCATCCTGACCAACCGCCCCGAGTCCGACCGCGAGAAGACCGTGGCCGACCTCGCCGCCACTGGTCTGGAGTATCAGGAACTGATTATGAATGACGGCTCCGAAGAGGCGCCGGCGTTCAAGGCCCGCGTCATCAAGGAACGCCTGGACAAGGGTGAGCGCGTCGACCTGTTTATCGACAACCGTGCCGACAGCCGCGAGGCCGTGGCCGCCCTGGGCGTCGAAGTCATGGCCCCCGAGGATGTCCCTGAAGTCGTCGAAGAGTCCGAAGAGGAAGTCGAAGACGAGGTCGAAGAGGCCGTCGTCCCCTCGGCCAAGGTTGCCAATTTCCGCAGGACTAGCATGACCATCGAAGAGCAACTCGTCCAGGCCGCCGCCTCGCTTGCGGGCCTTACCGCTGAACGCGACGACCTCCGCACCACCGTCGAGAAGATGACCGTCGGCGCCTCCGCCGAACTGGAGTCCCTCAAGGTCGAGGCCGCCGCGTCGTCCTCCAAGGTCGCCGAACTGACCGCCGCCCTCGAAGCCTCCGCGAAGGAAGCCTCCGAGCTGAAGGCCAAGGTCGCCGAGCTCGAAGGCTCGAAGGCCACCGCCTCGAAGGAAGCCGCGAAGATCGTCGCCTCCTTCGGCACCGAGCCCGTCGAACTTCCGAAGGGCGACTCCCCGGTCAAGATGAGCAACGCCGACATCAAGGCCGCTTATCTCGCTCTCCCTCCTGGTCAGGCCCGCATCGCGTTCTTCAACGCGCACAAGGCCGCTCTCATTTCCCTCTAACCCTCACTCCCTAACACACTACTATGGCTACCGTCCTCCCTACCGCTCCGGCTATCCTGTCTGACTACATCGTCCAGACCGTCGCCGGCAAGCTGCCCATCCTCAATAACGTCTCCGTCAACCTCTCGGCCTCCGTTGGCCGCGCGGGCAAAACCGTTTTCGTGCCGATCATGGGCGCGGGTACGGCTTCGGAGTTCAACAAGGTCTCGAACAACCTGTCCGACGTGGACGGCGCCGAGATGACCTCCTCGTCGGTCACCCTGAAGCATTTCAAGTACGTCGATGAGTTCAGCCCCCTGGACATCCAGGAGTACGGCATGCAGTACCTCATCAACGCTTACGCGAAGACCGCCGCTCAGGCCATCGTCGACAAGACCTGGGCCGAAATCGGTTCCGTCTTCACGACCGCCAACTTCGCCACCGAAGAGATCGTCGCCCTCAATGACTTCGGTTATGACGACGTCGTGAACGCTCAGTTCCTCCTCGACACCGCCAAGGCCGGCCAGCCCCGCTCCTTCCTCGCGGGCAACGGTTACCTCAAGGCCCTCCGTAACGACGCCAAGATCTACGGCTCCCTGAACCCGGCCGCCAACGCCGTGGTCACCACGGGCTCCGTCGGTCAGGTCGCCGGCATGGACATCTACCAGTGGAACCAGATCCCGAACGTCGAGAATCTCGCGGGCGTGGCCATGGGCCCGGATTCGCTCCTCGTGGCCACCGGTATCCCGATGGCCGAGATCGCTGGCTTCACCTCCAGCGTCGCCACCGCCGAGTCTGGTCTCTCCGTCCAGGTTCTCGTCGGTCAGGCTGAGACGGGCAACATCCGCTGCATCGCCCAAATCCTCGTTGGGGCCAATAAGGGCCGTTCGACGAGTTTGGTGCGCTACGTCACCGCTGCCTAAGCGGCCTGACATCGAAAACGGGGGCTCCGCAAGGGGCCCCTTTTTTGTGCCTGTTTGCCAATGGCCGCAGGGTTATGAGTTTGTACGCTGAGTTCCTGCCCGACGCGAAGGAGATGGTCGCCGATTTTGCCGTGGCCGGTTCGGCCAACTCGGGAGCGATTACATTCGCTTGCCTCATCTCCGACCCCGCCGTGCAGACCGTGCTCGAAGCAGGGGGGTATATGGAGCGAACCCAGTACACCGTCCGCCTCCCCGCCGCAACGGCCTCCTGGAGCCTCCCAGATGGGTCTACGGGGGCTTCCACGGCCATCATCGTGTCAGGCTCCCCCATCGCCTCCCTCGCCCAGGGCAAGAAGATCGTGGCCGGCGGGAAGACCGTCCGCATCACGACCCAGACCTACAAGCCCGGGTCGGCGTGGGTCACCCTCGTCGTTATCGACGACAACCAGTAATGCCGGCCAAGGTCTCCATTGAGCCGAAGTCCCTCGCTCAGTTCGTGGAGGCCTGCCGCCAGTTCGCGGCGCAGACTAAGATTACCATGCGCGACGCCGTGCTCGAGCAGGGCATGCTTGCCTGTCAGGACGCGGCCAAGTTCACCCCTCCGCTGGTCAAGGGCGGGGGCGGAGGCCTTACCCCTGGGGCGAAGAAGGCGGGCCGCGAGGCCGTAGCCGGCGACGTATCTAAAATCTTCGTGGCGGCCAATGACTCCTCAGCCAAGGGCGTAGCTGGAAACCTCGTCAACCAGATGGCCTTTGCGGTCAAGGCCGGTGACTTCGGCAGCTTCTCGCGGCTGACCGAAGGTGGCCGACTCTCCGGCATGCTCGGCCAGCGCAGCATCCTCTCGAAGATTGCTAACGACGCCGACAAGCAGCGGGCCTTTGCCAAGGCCAAGAACTTCCTGAACCGCGCCAACCCCATCAAGAGCGAGTATGGCACGCAGGGCTTTGCCCGCGATCTGCGGACAATCCATGACCAGGTCAAAGGCAAGTTCGGCGGACGCATCAAGCAAGGTCGCCGCCCGGTCACCGCCAAGCTGCTCGTGCAGGACAAGTCCGAGTTACAGGAATACATTGAGCGCCGCCAGCAGATGGTCGGCCTCATCAAGTCAGGCTGGGCAAAGGGCATGGCCAGTCTCCCCCGTCCTAAGGACATGAACGGCCAGCAGGGCGAACCTGGCGCCGAGCTGCGCAAGGCCTCATGGATTACCTCGCATTCTGGAGTCCCTGGGACTAACGTGACCACCTTCACCGACAAGATCGCAGAAATCGCCGTGACCAACACCCTAGGAAACATCAACGGCATCGCCGACGAGGCTGGAGTCCTCGGCCTAGTCTACGGCAACCGCGTGAAGCAGATGCCCGCGATGATCCGTTACCGACTCAAGAAACCCGTCGACAAATTTAACCGCAAATAACATGGCCTTCACCAAATCCATCCGCCACATCGTCGAGGGCACGCTCGCGACCTATCTCACCGCCCAGGCTGGACTCGCCGGCGTGGCCATCCTCACGGGTGACAGCGCCGCGACCCAGACCCTGCCCAAGGCCGTCGTCCTCTGCGACTCCGCCCGGGCTCCTGGCGACCTCCCCGAAGGCCTCGGCAACTTCGATTGCTCCGTCCGCATCACCCTCTTTTCTAACGCAGACGACACTACGCTGGCCGTCCACCGTGCCCGCTGCGCCGCCCTATCCGACTGCATGCGGAGCGTGGGCCTGATCCAAGACGCCTTCGCGGTGACCGGCGACGCTCTCTGTTACGACGTGACCTATCGCTCCGAAGACGAGGGCATCGACGAGCGTTCCTGGGCGACTTCCTTCGCCTTCGACATCCTCACTTGCCTGAACCCCGAATAGGTTGCCAATTAAAGCAGGAGTAAGATGAGCGAAGTAAACAAAGGCGTTGTGTGCTTGTATGGAATTGGGCCGGGCCAACAGGCCTCGCTTTTCGTGCAGTCCTATACGGTCACCTCTGGTTTTAACAACTCTGCGACCGTTGTCGACGAAGACGGCCTGACCGTCACCGCCCGTTACGACGACCGCCGCTCCGAGCTGATGGTCGAGGGCGTGGCAAAGGCCTCAAGCGTCCCGGCTCTCGGCACAAACATCTCCTTCACCGCCAAGACCACATCGGCTTATCCTGGCGGCAGCGCTTCGGTCAACTTCTCCGGGGTGGTGACAAAGGTCGACGACCGCGGCAGTTCGAAAGGTTTCGTCAGCGTCAGCATCACTGCTGAATCTTACGAGTCCATCAGCTACTAATTGACACCCCCGCAAGGGGCGTAGTCTCAAGGGAGTGGATCGCCGCTTCCTGAATGCCCACATCGACCCGGCTCCTTTCAAGATTCTGGGTCGGACTCTTTACCCGTGGTGCCTCAAGTACCGCGTGCGCTTGCATGCCTTCGACTCGCCCCTAGTCACTAGCTCCCGCGGCATCACCCCTGCGGACTTGCTCTTCGCCTGTCAGGTATGCGCCGAGGAACCGCTCGGGGACGTCGGCATCATTGACCGCCTCCGACTCTCACGGCTTAACGACAACCCTGCCAAGTTCGAGCTGCTCCTTCAGGCCTTCGCCGGTTACATCCTCGTCGACGACTGGCCTAAGTTCTGGGAACAGAATCAGAAGAAGAGCGGAGGGAGCAAGGGTCTGCCCTGGCCGATGGCTATTGTCTCGAACCTAGTAGCCAACGGCATCGACGAGAAGCGGGCGTGGGAGATGCCCGAGTGCCAAGCCATCTGGCTGAACGCGGCCTTCGCCATGCGCAAGGGCGTCGACGTCGCGATCATGTCCCCGGAAGAGGAGGCCTACATCGAAGAGCAGCTGAAGGCCGGCGAAGGGGAAGCCCCCGTTGCCAATCCCGCAGGGTAAAGAGACCATGGCCCAAGATCTGACCGTAAATATCAAGACGACTTCCGACGTCCCCCAGGCTATGGACAAGGCCAAGGCGGCGACAGGTTCATTTTCTAAGCAGGTCGATGATATCGGCATGAAGTTCAAGAACTCCTTCAAGGATATCTTCCTAGGGTTCACGGCTCCGATGGTGATTCTTCAGTCCCTAATCGGTTCAATCAGCAGCGCCATTGAAAATGCTAAGAAACAAGCGCAAGAAGGTTTCGACCTAATTGCAAAAGGCGATACCATCTATGCAAGCTCAGAGGAGAAGCGTTTCGCCGCGTATCTTAAGGCGCGTAAGGCGATGGAAGACGAGCAAGAGGCCGTAAAGAAAGGCAAGATTGAGGTCGCCCAAAGGTTTGCGGAAACGCCTGAAGGTGGCAAGATTGGTATCGAGATGGCTAAGGAGGCAAATGTCGCCCCTGAGGGTATGGGCGCCTTCTTCGGAAACCTGGCTACAAATCCTGAGTTTCAAAAGCGTGCCCTTGATTGGTTTCTTAATTCTCCAGAGGCTAAAAAGTTTGATACTCCAGGCAAGGAAGCCGAGAAAAAGGACGGCACCTTCAAGGGCCCCGAAGGCTTTGGCAGCGTGATCGGCGTCGGCGCCAACCCAGTCGTGGAAGCGATGACCAGGCAGACCGAAGTCCTCGAGGAAATCAAAGCCGTCCTCGAATCGCAACGCTCCTCCGGCGGCGTTCCTCCTCCCTTCACTGAAAAGCCGATGTCCACCCGAACCATCTTTAACGCATAACATGGCCCTCATCGAAAACGGTAACGACCTGACCGCACCGGTCATCCTCCCTGGCTGGACGTACAACCGCGACCCGTTCGGCCTAGGCACGTCGACGACGAAGTACAAATGCGACCACACGGTCGACATCGCGGCCTTTGCGGCCCGCGGCCAACCGCACCCCGACTCGACCTATTCCTTCCTTAAGGCCAACTCCTATTCTGTCAGCTGGGACGCCCTGGGCATCGCCACCGTAACCGTCGACTACGTCGGCATCCCTCCCTCCGTCAACAGCGGCGTGCGGACTAACGCGAACACATCCAGCGCTAACGGACTGACCGCGGAGAACATCACGAGCCACCCGAACTTCTTCATTGCCAAGGCAGGATACCTTGGCCCCATCGCCGGCGCCCCGCCGTTTGTCCAAGACTCCCCGGACAACCTCGCCCCGAATGTCAACGGCGCCCCTGCCTACCTTGGCTTGAACGGATCATGTTTTGAAAAAGAATCCGGGGGCCGCTTCATCGGCTTCGTCAACCCTGCTTATCCGCAATACTACGGAAAGACCCAGTACCTCGCAAAGACTACGACCTACTCGGGTGTAATTTATACTACCTTGCTTGCGGACGTTCAGGCACTCTTGGCACTCCTTAATACTGCCACGGCAACGAACTCATGGGGTGTCTTTACACTCCTTCCCGCTTGGGCCCCGGTAGGCGTTGGCGAGTTCGGGAACAACGTGAACCTGCTTTCTCAGGTCAACGTCGAGGAGTTCGGGTCACTCTACAAAATACTTTACGAAATCCGCTACGCCAAGGCCGGCTGGGAGCGTGATGTCTACATCAATATCGGAGCATGAGCATCCAGCCAGGAGTCGGTTATACCTTCACGTCCTCGAGCCTCGGGACGAACCTGAATATCGAGCAGCCCTGGAGCGAATGGGATCCGTCTGGCGCCCGCATCGTCCAGCAGTTCCAAGTCGGCATCAAGAAGGTCGGCGCCGCCAACAAGCTGCAACTGGCCAAGGGGACGGTTTTCTTCACGCAGAGCAATATGCCGCGCATCAAGCTCGGCGCTCACAACGACCAGCGCCAGTCATGGATCAGCAAGGTGGCCGTCTACGGCTCAGGCATCACCCGCACGGCCGGCACGGCTGGGGCCTCGGACGTCTGGATGGAGAGCGGAGGCCATTATAACATCACTTCCGCGGGGACGTATTACATCACGATCAGCAAGTTCGACATCAACCAATCAAACGACGACACCGAGTCGGCGCTCCTGAACGCCGAGCAGCCATGGGTGTCCATCTTCAAGGCCTCGGACAGCATCGAGAACACTATCTTTTCGGAGACCGGGCCGTCGGAGTACGTCAACAAGACGAACATGCACAAGATGACCGGCTATGACGCCACATCTACGGGCCTGTCTGGCGACTGGGGCAACTGCCACACGACTTGGTTCAACCCGGTCAAGTGGGGTTACGCGGTCAAGCTCATCGCCACCGTCACGGCCACCGCGGCCCCGGGCGAAGGCGGCTTCAATTTCACCATCGACCAGCACATCGTCGGGCCCATCGATCTCCAGATCCCCGTTCAGTTCATCGGGACGACCCTCTGCAACCAGGACGACCTGACCGAGACGAACGACCCTTACAACCAGAACAAGGACTCCGACCCCGCATGGTCTTTCATCGTCAACGCCGACACCTTGACGAATCTTAACACGCTCACGCCGGCAAACGAAGACTGGTTCCAGGAGTTCGTCGGGCCGGCCGACTGGACTTCGACCAACTACATCGGCCTTACCGCGGGAAGCTGCGCGGCGCAGGACGACGACGCTTGCCTGCATCCTTTCCAGATGAAGCCAAGGGAACTCACAGTCGCATCGCCAGAAGGCCCAGTCATTCTTTATCGCGCCAATATCTGTGCCGGTACTGTCAACAACCTCATCCCCTGGAACCGTCCCGGCCCAAGCAAGGTCAAGCTCCCGACAAGCATCGACTTCGGCTACGGCGGCCCGGGCGTATCCGAGTGCAAGGTTTTCCTACGAGTGGGAACTCAAGGCCACGACACCGACAACCCCATCTTCCCGGTCACCGACGACAGCTCCGAACTGTATCCGACAATCGTACAGTATTACGAGGATCAATACCCAGACATCCCAGCCGACGACGACATCTTCTGCTACATCCTCATGGGCGTGGCGCGTAACATCGGCGACCCTGAAAACTTCACCATCGACCAGACCATCTCCGGCTCTGTCTGGGCCGAGCGTCTTAAGATCGGCACGGATACCGCCCGTTACTACTGGGCGGGAGTCTGATGGCGACGCGCATCGGTGGCCCGATGGTAGGGACGACTGTCCCGCCATGCACATGGGGCTCGATGCGTTCTCCGCTTGTGCTTAATGGTTTTACCAACGGTGCATCCTATACGCGTTACTCCAGGGCATGGCCGGAGACGGAAAGCCCTGTTAAGTTCTTCAAGTGGGATGCGGGCTACCTGTTCAGACAAGTCGCATATGTCAGTCCAGGCCCGGCCGTCCCAGATACGACCCCTTACTATTGGATTTACAACAGCGAGGAAGACAGCGTCGTCTCAACTTCCTTCGGCATAGGCGCTCAGGGAATAGTCTCAGCGATCACGACAGTCGACAATCATGACTTCCTTCAGTTCATCGGGGAGGTCGTCGACACCGACATCGGGACGTTTACGATTACGGCCAGCGCGCATGAACCGGGCGGCCAGTTCCTAGGGAATAACAACCCGGGCGGCACGGAGGTCTACGACATCGGCAAATTGACGGGGTTCTGAGCCCCCTTGCCAATCTCCGCAGGGTTAAGAAGACCCGATGAGCTGCTCTAACACCGTAACCATCTCGCAGGGCAACACCTTCGCGGCGACGTTCACCTGGACTCCGGGCGCCACCGGCCCCGCGAACCTGTTGACCACGACCCTTACCTCGACCGTCGAAGACCGGGCCGGAAAGACCTACGAGCTCACGATCACCAAGGCGGTCGACGGCCTGTCCTTCACCGTGGTCTACCCTGGCTCGACGCAAGACTGGGCCATCGGCCTAGGTCGCTGGGACATCAAGTTCGTCTTCCCCGGCGACACCATCTCCCGCACGGAAATCTTCCGCGTCAACGTCATCGACAGCGTCACCGTCTAAGCGCCGACCATGCCTGACGCGACGATCACCTCCACGGAGAGCACCTTCGGGACTATCTCGGGCACCTTCGCGGCTGACCAGTCTACGGTGGCCGGCACGGTCACGGGTATCATCACCGGCACCCTTAGCGGTTCCGTCGGCGTGCCAGGCCCTCAAGGCCCCGCGGGAGCCACTGGCCCGACCGGCCCCCAAGGCCCTCAGGGCGTGCCAGGAACCCCCGGCCAAGGCGTCCCCGTCGGCGGCACGGCTGGCCAGTTCCTGACCAAGATTGACGGCACGAACTACAACACCGATTGGACGACGGTCAACCTGTCTGCCTACGCGGTCAAGGCGAACAACCTGAGCGACCTGACCAACTTCGCCACTGCCCGCGATAACCTCAACCTAGGCACGCTCAATAACCCGACCTTCGCCGGCCTCACGCTGCAAGGCTCAGGCGCTAACGTCGGCCAGTATACGCCGACCTCCCTAAGCCTTAGCCACACGACCTTCGGTTCCTTCGTGATCTCGCCGTCGTCGGGCATCACCTTCCCGGACTCGAGCGTCCAGACGACCGCATTCCCCGCCGGATCCGATTTGCCGACAGGCGGCATGACAGGCCAAGTCCTGACCAAGTCGAGCAATGCTAACTACGACGCCGACTGGGCTACCCTATCGCTCGCCGGCTACGCAACCGAGGCTTGGGTCACCGCTGGATTTTACCCTCTGACGGGCAACCCTTCGGGCTTCCTTACCTCCGCCCCTGTGACGTCCGTCGCCGGCCGCACGGGAGCCATCACCCTGTCGAATTCGGACATCTCTGGCCTCGGCTCCCTGGCTGTCGTCAACGACGCCCCTTCGGACGGATCGCAGTACGCTCGAAAGAACGCGGCTTGGGATGTGGTCATCCCGGGCGACCGATACCTGACGACCTCGACGACGAGCAACACTATCAGCAACGGAAACAAGACCTTCACGATTGGCACAGGTCTCTCCTACACGCCGACCCAGAACATCACGATTTCTTACAACGCCTCCAACCATATGCACGGCGAGGTACTGACGTACAACTCCGGCACGGGTGTGCTGACGGTGGACATCAATCACCACACCGGCTCGGGAACGTACGCGGCTTGGGTGGTCAATGTGGGCGGCGTCACCCCTGCGACCTCCGTAGCCTGGGGAGCCATCACCGGCACTCTCAGCTCGCAGACTGATTTACAGAACGCGCTCGACCTGAAACTCGCCGCGACGACGGCGGCCTCGACGTACCAGACGCTGGCGGGTATGTCGTCCTATCTCACGACTTCGGCTGCGGCCTCGACCTATCAGACGCAGGCGGGTATGTCGTCCTATCTCACGACTTCGGCTGCGGCCTCGACCTATCAGACGCAGGCGGGTATGTCGTCCTACCTAACGACTTCGACTGCCGCGTCGACCTATGCGCTCAAGACGGATGGCGCCCTTAAAGGCAACTTCACCTTGGACGGAACGGCGTCGAGCCCGAACTCCGACGGCAGCATCCTGATTGGTTCATTATCTTCTGGTTACAATTATTTAAGCTTACAAGCCGGCGTCATCCAGGGTGTGACCTATGCCAGCGGGAACAAGTCTTTCACGCTTAACGGCCTCGAAGGACTCAAGCTCTTCAGTTCCGGCCAAGGCGTTCGCTTCCCTGACGCCACGACCCAGACCACGGCCTACCCTGGCTCTTCCGACTTCCTGCTTAAGGCCGACAATCTGAGCGGCCTCGCGAACACCGGCACTGCTCGGACGAACCTCGGCCTCGGCACGATGGCGGTTGAGACGGCGTCGAACTACCTGACCACGGCCACGGCGTCCTCCACTTACTTCACGATCGCCAGCGCTGCGAACAAGGCCGACCTTGCAAGCCCGACTTTCACAGGCACGCCGACCCTACCGACTGGCACGATCGCCACGACGCAATCACCGGGCAACAACACCACGGCGCTGGCGACTACGGCTTTCGTCACGGCGGCGGTTCCGGCGTTCTCGACATCCACTCAATCTCGACAGGGAACCGGCACCACCACCGCCCAGAATCCGCTTGGTGATCTGTGGCAGATGATGAACCCGGGTTTCATCCCGATTCTTCGTAACACGCTTTCTTATGCGGCGACTGGTACGATGGGATCTGCCTCCATCGGAAATTATACCAGCCGAATGACGATGGGGACGGCGGGTGCTGCGTCTGGAAGTTTCCGCACGTTCGGTACTTCGCAGATTGACCAGGCATGGATCTGCGTCTCTAAGGGATACAGGTCTTACATCGACTTCTCCAGGGTCACTTGGTGCAGCGGTCGCTTTTACACGGATGACACATGGACAGACCCACAAGTGTCGGCGGGTTTTTATTTCGGCAAGGCCAACAACAGCGCCAACGGAAACCTTGCACGCAAAGGCTTTGGCTGGCGTATCAATGGTAATGCTACCGCAGGAAGCCGAACTGCCCTTCTTCAGGTGCACAACGGAACGACGCTTACAGATGTTGCTACGTCTTTTGCGCTGGTTGCCCAGCAGTATTTCGACTGGGACGTTGTTTCGTTAGGAAACGGAACTGTGACCCTATACATCAACGGCACGCAGGTCGCCACTACCACGGCTGGTCCGACTGGAGATACTTCATATTCGGGTACTACGCCAGTAATCTGGAATGAAGAATTTGTGAGCACCGGAACGACTTCAGCTTACAATGCTACCTTTAGCCGTGGTCTTCTTTACATCGCCCCCTAATTATGCGCTACACGATTAACACGTCCGGGATTACGGTCTCCGATTGGCAGGCCCTTCGGGTGGCTGTCTTCGGCAACGCCCAACCCATCTTCGAGCAGTTCGGTGGCGGTGCTCCCTACGTCGTGGAGTTTGCTGAACCTGTCACCCCCGCCGACCTCGGCCCTCTCGTCCGCGTCGAACTCATCTCCCAATAACACCATGATCACTCACATCCTCGCCCTCCTCGTCGGCTTCATCGCCGGAGCCCTCGTCTTCCGCAAGCACGCCGCCAAGGCCGCCGACCTCGAGCAGAAGGGCAAGTCCATCCTCGACGCCCTCAAGGGCAAGTAAGGCCGTGCGCCTGCTCCTAGTCATCGCCCTCGTGGCCCTGGCTGGGTGCAAGTCTAAGCCCGCCGACGCTCCCTTGCCTGTCCAGCCTCCGGCCCCGACCAAGCCTGACGCCGTCCAGACCCTAGGCAAAGACCTCGACAAGACGGATCACCGCGTAGGCGCTGCGCTTGTGGCCATCGAGAAGAACGCCGACAAGCCCAAGGTCGTCGTCGCGGAGTCTCGCCTAGCTCAGTCCTATCTGCCCCCGCCCCCCGAGGCGGACGTGGCCTTCGCCGTGGCCCGGGCTACCAAGGCCGACCCCATCGACTACGCCAAGCAGATGGAGTTCGGACGCAAACTCGCCACCGCCGTCAATAAGGCTTGGGAGAAACTCGAGGCCGACCAGAAGGAAGCCGCCCGCGTCTCGCAGCTGAAGGACGCCCGCATCGTCGAGCTGACGAAGGAGGTCGAGCGCGTGAAGAAGGACGCCTCCGCCCAGACATGGACGCTCGTCGGGGCCGGTCTCGCCGTCATCGGTGCGCTGACCACCGCCTTCATGGGCCCGCGTATCGGCCTGCCCCTGCTACTCTGCGGAGCCTTCTGCGGTTCCGTCCCCTTCATCATCGACTCGCCCTGGTTCGAGTATGCAGCCGGGGCGACCATCGTCATCTCCTGCGGCCTCGGCCTCTGGTGGCTGGCCGACAAGGTTCGCGACTCGGTGAACAAGCCCTCTCCCACCGATGTCCCGCCGCAAGAATAAGGGAGCCAAGGTCATCTGGCGCAAACTTGGCAAGGAGCGCGCTTGGGGTCAGGCCACCATCGGTGAGAACCTCATCGAGATTGACCCGCGTCTCGGTGCGAAGCGTCAGCTCGAAGTCCTCTGCCACGAGCAGATTCACCTGACCTTCCCCGAACTCAGTGAGCCCCAAGTTGACCGCGCTGGGAAAGACCTCGCCGCCCTGCTCTGGGCTCAGGACTACCGCCGCGTCCTCATCTCGCCCAACTCTAAGCCGCCCCGCATCTCGTGAGCCCTCCCCCTCCGCCCATCGACCCCGAGGCCATTCCCTCTCA